CAGAACGCGTTCACGGTGTCAGCATGATCATCATGGAATATGATGTTGACAGGCTCGTATGCTATCCTCGTGGCCGCGTACATCTTCTTGTTGTATTGTGTCTTCTCCTCCACGCTCATGTTGTACTTGGGTAAATCACAGCTCTTGACTAACATGTTTAGTTCGTATCGTTCGTGTGAATTGAAACTGTCAACGAACAAGGTCTCGTCAGTGTTGAACACCACGTGGAACAGGAACTTCTGTTTAGGCATCAACTTGTGATTGTTGTCTATGTACAATCTCGATGCGTGACGGTAGTCCTTCATCCCTGGAAGACCGTCTTGGAAACCTTTTAAGAAGTTGTTGATGCTTGGCATATGGGTATTTATGGCCACAAAAAAAGCGCCTATAAAGACGCTTTTTTGTACTTTATAATTGCTAACTTAATTTTGTACTACTGTCCACCACCAGTACTTAGAGTACCTATGGTTCTCGCAACCGCTGTTCCGATGCCTGTACCTGTAGGTGTCTGGATCGCGTTGTCATATCTCACTGACATTGTGATCGTCGCTGGTTCTGAGCTGGTGTATGCTAGTGAGTTGTAGTTCACGTTCTCAACGTAGGCACCGTATAACTCGAATGTTTCTAACACATTTGGAGCGCTCGCACCGTTACCTCCATCAAGCATTTCGATCCTACCAGTAAACTTGTAGTCGATGCCCGATGCCGCCGAACTCTGTTCGAAGAAGTCAAACTGTTTCTGGATCTGTTCACCGACCAGTTTGGTCACTGAGTTGTTGACGTCATCCCTCAGGGTGATCGTGATTGGATCCCAAGTGTGTTTGCCCGCTACGTAGACTTTTGAGTTGTAAACGTCTAGAGTCACTGTGTCGAAAGTCAGGTTAGGTCTAGTGATGTCTATGACCTGTTTGGTTAGTTCTGATCTCGGTGTTGATACTCCAAAATTCTCCAGGATCGCTCTGAAACGATACTGTAGTTTTGGCATCAATAAACCCTGTGATGCTGAACTCTGATCGTTTGCTAAAGGTACTGTGAATTTTGATAAAGTTGATATTGCCATTTGTTTCTCCTATCTATTTATTCCAAAATTAGTTCCCTAAATTTGCAATCTCTCCTGTGTTTTTGATTCTCAACGGTATGTAGATGAACTCGACAGATTTGATTGGCTCAATTGCGATATCCACGTACAGTTCGTTCCTGTCTATCCTTGTGGGTGTGTTGTTGGTGTCATCACACACTACTAGGAAGTCATACAACGCTCTCTGACCAACAAGCTCTAGCAAGAATGACTCGATCGCTTGTTTGATCTCGTTCCTTGTCAGCTCATCGTTTGGTTCAAAGATGAATGGTTTGGCGATTGCGTCCAGTTGTGTTCTCAGATACACCGCCAGTCTTGATACGTTGATTCTGTCCAGTGCTGAACTTGCCGATGTCTTGGTCAAGTTACCGAAGTTCACGATACCAGCACCTGAGAAGAAAGTTATTGGGTTAACTTTGACCTCGTGCATACTATCTCTCACTGACTCCGTAACAGATATTGTTTGGAATTCACCACTCGCCGTGTCTAAGTAACCAACTGCTGTGGCATTGTCCACCACACCTCTTCTCGTGCCCGCTGGTGCGAACCATGGGAAAGCGATGTTGTCATTGTTGGCCAGCGTCCTCATCATCATGTGTGAGGCTGGTACAACGATCGATTTGCCTGTGTTGTCTGTGGTCAGACCCGACGGGTAGAACACTCCCAGGTAATCACTTGAGCTGACAAGTCCATCCTCACCATTGTCTAGTGCTGACGCAGTGTTGTTTGCCCAGTTCTGTATCGCTGTAGATGTGCCCACTAGTCTTAATGGTGTGTCACCTACCACGAATGCAGTGTTGTTCCTGTCTGTGTTCAGGTTGATCATGTTCTGTATCACTTCTGGATATCCAGGACAGGCGATCACGTTGAATCCTCTCTGGTCTTCTCTTATCGCTTGGTTGGTGTCTATCTCAGATTTCAACTGCTCAACGATGACCTGTCTCTGTGCCTTCCTTCCGAAAGTGCCAGAACCGTCCGCGTTGTTGCTGGACTTGGTTACCCATCTGTCTGGGTAGTAGGTGCTGACAGACTCGTTGTTGTATCTTATGTTACCTAGTCCTGCTGAATTTTGTCCAGGATACTTGGTTGTTGTGATGTAACTGTTCTTGTATTCCTTGACGTTGTAACCAGAACGTCTAGTGTTCCATAACAAGATACCCTGTGGGTAGTTGTTTGGGTTCGGGGCGTCTGGATCTAGGAAGTTGTCACTCAACAGGTCCTTGATCGATGACGGTGTTCCCGCCGCTGTTGATGTTCCTGCCGCTTTGTCTGTTGAAGTGTGCCATCTAGCGTCAGCGAACACGATACCATCTTCCGTGGTCTGGTCTGCTTTGTCAACTAGCACCCATGCCGCGCCTGTTGTGGTCACTGCCACTTGGTTGGCTGTGTTGCTCGAGCTCAGTGTCGCCAATGTGTCATACTTGTAAAGTTTTGGATAGTTCTCGAGATCGCTGGTGTCAATCCAAAGGTCACCGTCCTTCAAAGTAGTTCCGTCTGATTGTTGGGTTGGTGCCGTTGCGCTGAACAAAGGTCCATTTGGATCCGTCTGGTCTGATGCTGAAGCACTGTAGTATGGCGACGTACTGTCTAAGTATGAAACCCATGTTGTGCCGTTGTGTATCATGATGTCCGCAACGTCTGAGTTGGTGTCATACCAAAGTGTGCCGTCTGCTGGTTCATTGGTAGGAGCACTCACTGATGCCGTGTAGCTCAATCTCTTCCAGTTGGTTGCTATCAGTTCATTTGGTGTTGTTGAATCTTCTGATTCGCTATCTCCAACCGGTGCCGCATAAAGATTTGCGACCAGTGTGGTATCAGTTGAATCAAACCCACCATAGGTGTGTGCGGTCGATGTGCTGAATCCAGCATCTGCTAGAGGTGTCCCGTTGGTGTTGTCCGGATCAGCCGATGTGGCTCCGTCATTGAATCGGATCTCACCGCCCAGTGCGTGTGTGATCTGGATTGCTCCTGAAGTCAATTTAGCGGCACTCACATTCGTTAAACCCGCGCCATTAACGTCGGCTACGAAGTCGTCTGCTGTGGTTCCGCTCATTGTTATCTGTACCGGTGAACTCAATGCCTCTTGGTTCTTGATCGATTCTTGAATGGTGAATGATTCCGTGGCTGTGAATGATGGTGATGTGTCCAAACTTGTTATTGTCGTGATACCGCCCTCATATCTGAACAGTTGTAGATCTCCCAAATTTCCTGTTTGATCTTGTTGGAACGTTCCATCGAAAGGAGATATCGCATGCTCCGTGATGTTGTATTGTGCGTACAATGTTCCAACCGTCAGGTTCGCTCCACCACCCGCGGCATCTAGGTTGTAGATCGCTGAATGGTTGGTTGCGTAAAGCGGGCTGGCTACTGTTGAGAATGCCGCGTTCCCGGCATTGTAAAGTTTAGTAACAATATTGGCCCCTGAGTTGGCAGATGTAGTCTTGAACCAAACTGAACCGTTTGGTCTGTTCTCATTCGCTGTCTTCCAGGTAGGTCTGTTGGTGTGTTTGTCCTGTAGGAATTTAGCTCCTAACTTACGACCTGATGTGATCCCTAGTTCTGCTAATAAACCAGATCCTTCATCAAAGTAGATTGAATTTTCCGATGCAGAGTCACCTAGCGTTCCTCCATTGTGGAATATCTCTAGGTTGCCTGTTGTGCTGTTAATACTCGCAGACACGTTTGGAACGTTTGATCCGATCGCAGTTGCCACGTCTGTCAATGTTGTACCACCTGATGTAATAGTTACACCGTTCATTACCATTGTCTTGGTTGTGACTGCAGTCCCTGATGCCACAGTTACCACTGGGTGTGATAGGTGCCATGCGCTTGATCCAACCTGTACCCAAGCGTTGCTCGAGTTCTTGTAGTAGATCTTGTTAGAAACGTGTGTGGTGTTGATCGCGTACTGTCCGATGGTTCCGATTGCG